TGTGAGTCCGCCGGAGACAAGTCGCCTTGCCTGTATTGCGTTAACAGCCTCTAACGTGTCCGAAAATTGATCAATTGTTTCTCCCCATAAATACACTGTAGACCTTGCTACGCCTAGCTCACAGGCTAATCCTTCCACTGTCGGAACGATGTCTCCGCATGATGCGTAGTTGGTCAAATAAGTGTCTGCTTTCTTCTGTATTGACGGGGTATATTTGCTGGGTCTACCTGCCATCTCTGTGCCTATAGCGTCCAAAGTGTGTATAGGCGCTTTATACACCATCAGGCTTGTTTGCGGTAGAGCTTGGCAACAATCTGGCAATAGTGGCCGTCCTTGTTCCTGGGGTCAATCAGACAGTATCCCCTTGTTGCTCTACCCATCAGTATGTGTGATCTTGTGTTACCTCGCAGCCATACCTTCCCGTAGTCCAACGCTGCTATTGGATCTGTGAACCATTCAGTGATCATTTTTCTTTTGTTACTTCCTTTGAGATGTCGCTTTTCCTGCCCCTTCCATTCACCCATCCCTGCAAGGCACTACCATTCAACATCTTGATGATGTCTACTTTCCTTGAGTATTCAAGTTTGTCTACCTCGTAGTTAGACGCGCCATTGGAATATAAGAATGCGTTGAGGTCTTTATGGTTTGAGAAATGCACAACCCAGCCGTGTTTCCTGCTGATTGCTCGCCAGATTGTACTCACGCGCCGAACCTCTTTGCATGAATGATGTGCGGGAAGTTGAAGCTCCTTTCGTAGTTGTGCTTATACCGCGCAACCATGATCTCGACTGACTTGTAGGTCTTGCCAAAGTGTTGGGCAGTGTCCTTGATCGATCCGCACTTGCTCCAGTGCGTCATCACATCGTCTACCGTTGGCTCGTTCATTGCCTTGTTGTTCATTCTGCGCCCTTTTCGTCGAGGTACGCTGAGTACCATGCGTCAAAGCGTTCTTTCTCAAGCTCGCCATATGTGTCCAGGTCACGGGTAGGTCCACAGAATCGACAGACCTCCTCACCCATATTCAAGTGCTCGCGTAGAACATGATCGCCACAGTTTGGACATGTTGGATACTTGGCGGCTTGACTGGCCATTTCTCTTATTGTTGTCATCAGATGTTCACCTCGCCACAGTTGCGACAGTAGTCACGATCGATCAGGATCACGTTACACTTGTTACAGTGTGTTAATGCTCTTGCTGACTTACTAGTCTTGAAGTAGTCATCTGGAAATAATTTGATGCTGAACAACGTGCGTAGTGCGTTGTCCATTGCGGCGGCTAACAGCAGGATAGAGATCCATGCCATGCCGAAAAACCCGATGTAACCCAATGCTTCACCTAAGCTCATTGTTATTCTCCTTGGAGCCGCTTACGCGGCCCTGTCTAATGCAAACTTAGGAACAACAACATAATGGTCACCTACCTGAACAGCCGCCCAATCGTCCCTAGATATTTCAACCTTGCGAACAACGCTGCCGATTTTTTCAATTCGGTCTGCATACAGCTTTGCTTGAAATTCAGACTCCCAAGGGATGTTTTTTGCCAATTGAACTTTTGTTCCTGTTCTTGCTCTGTAGATCATGTCGTTCTCCTTAATTTCTATCTCATTTCCCGACAAGAGAAGTATCTCAAACTACAACCATGATTGCAACACTTTTTGTTGCCTATGATGCATTTTTTATTTGTTGTATCCCTTCCAAACGAGCCTTGGCTAGTCTGACACGCCTCTTATCCTCCAGTGACAGCGTCCGCGACTGGTTGGCTATGCTCAGAACGATCTCGTCCTCTAGGGCTTCCTGCTGCATCTTCTTGGTCAGTACAGGACGTATATACTCATGGTTTGGCGAAAATATCTCTGACATCGGTAGACCTAAAGCCTCAACCAGCTTTGGACCGTCAGCACCACATACAAAACAGTGAGCCAGTACTGTGCCGTCAGCGCATTCCTTGATGCTCATGTTGAAGTTCTTGCCGTTGTGAACTGGACATGGGACGCGCCACTTGTCCTGACCTGAGTTACGCACCTTGTCGAATCGGTTGAGAATTGTCTGCACTGTCATATTTCATCCTCGCGTATGCCTGTCTTATGTTCTGGCTCTTGATAAATCGATTGACCTCGTCCGACATGCCGTCAACTCGACTGGGCTGTATCTTGTTAGGCCATACACCAAACTTGGCGCGGTATTTGTGCTTTGCCCAGCCTTCCTTGAACCCGCGTGTTTTGGCGTAGTACATCAGCTCGCCAAGCCACTGAGCCTTGCGCTCTGGCGTGTAGGTCTTGTTTGCCTTCTTAGTTAGCTGTTCTAGCTCAGTGCCGTCAGTTTCGATCTGCTTTGTCATCGGCATCTCGTAACCGCACGAGCAACGAACGCCTACCATTTGTCGATAGCACTGTGGGCAGTCCGATACTTTTGGCTCTTTCTTTTCCTTAACCTGTTGTTTTTCTTGGAATCTTTTCTCACCATCATCCAGCTCATCTGGAACGATCGACTCTGCAAATCCGAATCTGGATACGTTCCCCGCATGGTCAAGATAAATCGCCTTGTTTTTTCCTGGTGCGGTTCGCATGATTCTTCCGGCGCGTTGCACATAGGCGATGTACGATCGAGTTGGATAGCAGTCGATCAAGCAAGAAACCGATGGCGCATCATAGCCAGTGTTCAATAATCGTGAACAGGACAAGATCAGGAACTCACCTGCGTCATGTGCAGCATAGATCTCCTGCCGGATCTCATCGTCCATGTAACCATCAATGTGTTCTGCCGGGATTCCTGCGGCCCTGAACTGTTCAACCAGAAACTTAGAATGCTTGATTGATGGACTGAATGCGATTGTCTGCCTTTCAGAGCCATGCTTCATCCAGTTCTGCACGATGTCCCCGGCCAGCTTCTCATCTTTCTCAATCGCCTCAGACAGCGAGCTAGGATCGTAGTCTGTGCCTCCAGTGGATAACTGTTTGGTTTTTACGCCTTCAAGCGCAGCCTTTCTACCTCCAAAATAATCCACAGGACACAGGTAGCCTTCCGACAGCAGGTCTTCTGCCGTGGCCGGAACGATCAGGTCATCGTAGTACTTTCCGAGTCCCTTACTGAATGGTGTCGCTGACAGACCGATAAATATTGTATTGTTCAGACTGTCGATCAAATCCTTCTGGTGCTTGTACAAGGTGTGGCACTCATCAACGATCGCAAAGTCAAAGTCAGGGATGTTGCGTCTGCGAGCCAGCGTCTGGATTGATGCGATCTGAATCGGTGCGTGTGGATTGGTCATGTAGTGGTTGCCCTGCATCACGCCAAACTCTAGCCCGTGCCGATCGAACGCCTCCAGGCTCTGCTGTACTAGCTTAATCCGATCGCAGATAAAGATGCCGCGCTTGCCTTTCTCGACTGCCGATTTGAGCATGGCTGCTGCCGTGATTGTTTTGCCAAATGAGCATGGAGCTGCAAGTATCGGTGTGCGGTTCCCTGCCTTGATGGAGTCTCGCAACATCTGAATGGCAAGCTCCTGGTGCGGTCTTAAATCCATGAGAAGTCCCTGTCTAATTCTTCTTGTTCAACCCAGAAATTAGGCTCTGGTCTTTGTTCTTTGATTGCATAGAACCATTCTGGCCTTCTGGCATCCTCAGCGTCAATCCATCCGGCAATGTGCCAAGTGTTGAGATCGCCGATCATTAGAATATACCTTCCGGTTTTTTCTTTTTCGCCTATTCGCAGCCTACCATTTGGCCACTTTGTAGATCGCACATGTAACGTGCCGACATCGGCCTCACCAAACTTACCAAGAGCTGGGTCCATGTACATGTTGAAGTGTTTGGCAACCGCCATCTCAGCCAGCGCACCTTCAATCGCGCTCTTCCAAGGTACGCCAGGTCCGATCTTTCCTGAGTCACGATCTTTGATTGTAGACTCGATGTGCCTACGCGCTCCGATGTTCGCAGCAGCGAGCATTTCACATCCGGTCAGTACAACTTTTTCTAATTCTTCCAGGTTCGCCATTTTCTTCAGCCCATAGTTGTCATTTAGAGGACGATAGGTGATCCCTGTCCTCTTGCACTATTACTCTTGGTCCATGCAGTCACGTTCATCAGCAGTGCTTTCGATGGTAGGTATCTCCATCCGGTAGCTCAACCGTCCCTGCCCGTAGGCGGATCACCATTTACGCTGTTTGTCCCGTCCTCAAAGGTTGGACTGCAATCTGGCTTTGTCGTGCTACAGCACCATGAGACTGTTTTGACGGTTTTGGTCACAAAATCGGACTGAACTTGAGGAAAGATGTTGACTAAAAAGAACGATTTAGTCACAATTTGAACCAGTGCCGGAGTGCGGTCACGGGTTTTTCCCTTTGATTTCAGTCCGGTTCGCTAGGGGCTTCGCAAACCCCGTCCGGCACTGTTTTAAACCTTACTCCTTTATTTTCTTTTTTGTCAAACTTTATTTAATTTCGATGACAAACGATGTTCCTGAGTCACTGCCGAGCATGCCGATCAGGTTGCCCTGTATCGACAGGTACGCGCTCAGGATCTCGGACACTTCTTCAGGATCGAAACCTTCAGCAACGAGCTTGTCCTTCAGGTGAGGCTGGTACTCGCACATAAAGTCAGCAAGAGTATCGGCGGTTTCGGATTTGATTTTAACTGTGTTCATGACTGCACCTCCGAGATGCCAAGTGACTTTTTAAGATCGTTAAGAAACTGCGGGTCATTAGCAACCTGCTTGATAACGTCAGAACGAACCTGCGCAAAATACTCAGCAAGCTCCTGGTTACGCGCAATCCAAGAGTTCATCACAATGCGGCCAACCTTAGCCTCCTTGCAGAACTTGGACATAATTGCGTTATTGATTGAGTTGAGGATGTCTTGATCTGTAATCATGATGATCTCCTAGAAGACGGCTTACGCCGCCTCCGCAAAGTATGAAAGCTCTGATTCAAGAACAACCATGAAGCGTTCTGTAGTCATGTTGTATGACTTTGCTGAAAGATCAGGGTGCGTGTTCAGCAAGTGGCGGATCTCTTTGTACGCGGACATCGGTACGTTCATTTCTGCCATTTTTGCTTTGACAACTTGGATGCGGTGCATGTCGTGTTCTCCTTAATTTCAATTTAATTACCCGACACAGATAGGATACTACTTCTGTGGATAAATGCAACACTTTTTGTTGCGGACAAATAACTTTTTTATTGTCATTGTTTTTTCTTCATGATT